ATGCCGGGATTGTCATATTAAATATGGAGATAAAAAGCAATACAAAGAATACCTAAAAAACGTTCACAATGGCATACAAAACGGAAGAGTTAATTGAGAAATCACTTGAAATAATAAAGAGTAAAAACATTCACTTTATAGAGGATTTGGTTAGCTATTTGCCATGCGATAAAAAGACATTCTACAATCATAATTTACACGAATTTCACCTAATAAAAGAAGCGATTGAGCAAAACAAATTAAACATAAAAAATAACCTGCGCAAAAAGTGGTATGATTCAGACAACGCCACTACTCAAATTGCTTTATATAAGTTATTAGCATCACAAGCGGAATTAAAAGCGCTAACCAATCAAACCATTTCCGGAGATTCAGAAAACCCTATTAATTTAAGCGAGATTAAGATTAAGATAGTATAATGGAAGTCCAAGCGACAAAGACATTTGTCGAGAATTGGAGGACGACAAAGAAAATTGTAATTAATCGAGGGGGGACACGTTCCGGCAAAACATATTCTATTTGTCAGCAAATTATGTTATGGTTACTAACCGGGCAAATAAGGGATAACCTAAAAATAGAAACCGGAATTTGCAGCGTAGTAAGGAAATACTCAACAACAATCCATAAAACCGTTCAAAGGGATTTCCATGACATTCTTCAAGAGTACAACGCCTTGTCGATAGTTGAAGTAAACAAGACTAACCGGACTTATTCATACAAAGGGCGCACCGTTGAGTTTTTTGGTGCAGACGATCAACAAAAAATCAGGGGCTATAAATCAAATATACTATTTTGTAATGAAGCCAACGAGTTAGGTTTTAAGACCGAGTTCATGCAGTTGCTTTTAAGGACAACAAATTTGATATTGATTGACTTTAACCCAAGCGATCCGTATGTATGGATCAATACTGAAATTGAGCAAAAGCGGAGAGCGCAAAAGAATGATGTTGACGTTATTGTCAGCACATATACAAATAACCCTTTTATAACAGATGCGCAGAAACAAGAAATAGAATACCTACAACATACAGATCCGGAATTATGGAGGGTTTACGGTTTAGGGGAGTATGGTAAGGTGGAGGGATTAATTATTAAGACTATTAATATTATTGACGAATTACCAGACGACATAAAAAGTAAAGCAGGTGGTATGGATTTTGGATTTACCAATGATCCAACGGCATTATATATTTGTGGATATAAAAACAACCGAGAAACAAAAACCATTGATCTGTATTTAGATGAGGTGATATATGAAACCGGGTTAACAGATAGCGATATTATTAAAAGATTTAATGAGATCGGATTAAGCAAGACAATGCCTATTTATGGGGATTCAGCGAACCCCTCTACGATCGAGGAAATACGCCGGGCAAACTATAATATAAGGGCAGCTAAAAAGGGCATTGATTCGGTCAAACATGGGTTAAATATCATGAAAAAATGCCGTATATTTGTAACAAATCGCAGTTTAGGATTCATGAAAGAGCAGAAGCAATACAAGTATAAAATGTTGTTAAATGGGGAATATACCAACGAACCCATTGACGCTTTTAATCATGCCATGGATGCGGTAAGATATTATTGCTTAATGAACCTATCAGCCACGATGACTGGCTTCGGGTTTGCTAATACGCCAAAAATATGAATATAGAGGAAATAATTGTCAAGGAATACAGACATAAACATTACAAGCGAACGCAAGAGGTGAAGAACCTTGCTTATATTTTAGCGACAGGCGATGGACAGAATGAGATCCTAACAAGTTTAAGAAAAAGGGAAACGCCGGAACAAAAGAAACAAAGGGAGGATATTACAAACTCAATCACCCAAGTACCTATTTCAATTACACAAAACTATTACAACAAGGTAAGGCGAGTTAGTGGGGTATTAAAGCGGATTGATTCGACAGACAAGGCAAGGTTGGAGATGATTGAAAAACAAGTGTATGACTTCCATGATCACCAGTCTTTGGAAGAATATATACACGATTTAATGAGTTATTATACTTTTTATGATCCAAACGCATATCTATTAATACTACCCGATACGATTTACAGCGATACAGGCGCAGCGATTGATATAGAGATAAACCACAAAGTTATTCCAAGTAATGAGGTAGCTTATATAGAAGAAAAAAGGGGTAAGACTATAAAGATCACAACGGTAAAAGAAAGAGAGGTTAAAGATGCACAAGGTCGCAAACAAAAGGTATATGATTATTGCGAGTATGAAGCTGGGAGGGTATTAGAATATACTGACATAACATTTGAGGGCGAAGTAGGGAATTTAGGGTTTACTGACTTACTTATTGAAAGCAATAAACAAACAAGGCGCTTTGCGATTAATGAGTATATCAACACAAGCAAACAATGCCCGGCGATTAGTTTGAGGACTTATTTAGATGCAAGGACAGTCAATGAAACAGGGGTTACGCCTTTAGAACCTGCTATTCCTCTACTTAAAAAATTGATCAACACAAATTCATTACAGGAACTTGTGATGTTTTTGCATACGTTCCCAAAGCGATTCTTATTGACGACTAAATGTAAAGATCCGGAATGTGATACTGGTTATTATCCCGACATGAGCGTATGTAGAACCTGCAAAGGCACAGGGGCAGATTATCACACAAGCGAACAGGATATTGTAATGATAACCGTTCCAGATGGGGCATTAGCAAATGAGATACCTAACCTGCAGAATTTCAGCTATACAGAAAGCCCAAACATTCAAACGCCGGAATATTTAGACAGGAAAGTGGATTCACTAATAAGATCAATATTGTTAGCAATATTCAATCAAGAAGTATATTCAATGGCAGAGATCGCCAAAACGGCGACTGAAAAGATGCTGGAATATCAGAACATATACGACAAGCTACAACCATACACCGAAAAGATTAGCATTGTATTTGAGAGGGTTGTTCAGTTGATAGGAGATTATTATGAGATAAACGAATTAGAGGTTCAACATTCTTATCCGTTAGATTATCAATTCGAAACAGAAACAGACTTAATTCAAAGATATGCAGCCGGGCGAGTTGCCGGGATTAGTCAGGAAATCCTTAATGGATATGAAACTAAAATCATTGAGCGACAATTCCGAAATAACCCTTATAAGGTAATGTTGGAAAAGGCATTGATGAAATACAAACCATTCAGCGACAAGTCAGAAAGCGCAATCATTGCTATTTTGTCGAATAGAGTGCAAGACGATTATGATAAGGTCTTATGGGAGAACTGGAGCAAGGTTAGGGAAATAATTGAGAGAGAATATGAGGACTTTCCGTACTTGACAGATCAAAGGCAGGTTGAAGTTTTGGGGCAAATTGTAGAGGGATTAGAGGTTAAATATATTCAACCACTAAATCCAGTCATAAATATTGACGAATTATGACAGAAAAGGAAATATTAGATCAGATCGAGCGATTGCTTAATAAGGAAACAGATGACTTGCGTTCTTCTGTAAGAAAGGTTGAGCGACTGTTATACGATGCTGCTAATGTTTCAATTAATACTTTAGATATAGGTTTTGATGCGCAAGGGCGAACGGTGTTAACTAACGACGCTGCTAATATGCGAAAAGCAACGGCGGTAAGTAAGACGATGACAGATGCTTTTAATAAAGTCAAACCCAGTTTATTTAAAAGAATATTCCAAACCTTTGCAAGGATATTATCTCTAACCGGATTGTTAAAGGTAGCGCAAGGAAATCCGGTTGATGACTTGATCAATAAGAGCGCAGCTGAAATACTATTCTTAAGATATGGGTTTGATCAAAAGACCGGAGAGATTCGCAGGGAATCATATTTTGATTCTATTTTAGATATAAACCCGGTAGTCAATAAGACCTTAAACGATATGTTTAAGAGTATTCAATCCGGGCAGTCATTAAATGATTTTAGAAAACTATTCGCTCAAAACTTTTTGACCAATACGACTGGTGGGTATTTAACGCAGTATTTTGACAGGTGGACGCAGGATATTTATATGCAAGTAAACGCAACCGCTAATTTGCAGTATGCGATTGAGTTAGGACAGGATCATGCTATTTATGCCGGGACAGAGAAAGACAATACACGGTGCTTTTGTAAAGAGCGAATGAATAATATTTACACTAAAGATGAAATGTTGGGTTGGAATAGGTTAAATTGGGCAGGTAAGATACAAGGCGGTAATGTTTTGATTGATCGAGGAGGGTATAGATGCCGACATATTCTAAATTGGATGAGTAAAGAGGCAGCCGAGATAACAGCACAACGCAGGGGAAAGATTATAAACCAATACAACGAGAATGTATGCTAAAGTTTTTAATTCCGGTAAAGATGACATTTGAGGATGGTGAAGAAATGTTTGACCTTATTTTGGTGGCTAAAAGCTATAAAGAGGCGGTGAGGACGGTCAAAGTGATAGCGACAGAATTAGATGCCGAAAGTTATACTGCGAATATCTATATGTATGTAAAAGAGATGACAAACGAGGATAGTTATTTAATACCCGAAATTCATAATTGATGTTTTTATCCGATTGGCAGGTATATTTTGATTCAGAATTAGGTCTTAAAATGGTTAAGCCTTTGAATGATGACTTTGTCTTTGCTTTAGAGGAAAAGGATAAAAAGGAAAACCTACGATTAAACTTAAACACAACACTAATATTCACAGGGGATGACTATCAATATCTTCAAGAAGCGGTCGTTCTAAACCAATGCCCGGAAATTGATGTAATAATCAAATACAGGTTTCAAGAAGTGTGGAGGGGGTTTTTAAATCCACGAAAAGGAACATACAATCAAGACATTTGCAGGGTAGAGATTAAACCAACGCCAAAGGATGCGCAATATTGCATTGATAAGATTTTAGACAAAGAGGTAAACGTTATCAGTCAAAATGTATCTTACCCAGCGTATTTCGCTTTTCCAAATTCAGTATTTAATCTACAATCATGTGAATTAGGGGAGTTTGATAATGTAACGATAACTAACGAGGGATTGATTTATTCAATCAATGATCAACCGGACTTTAGCGTTTGCGGACTGGGTGATGAAAGCGGTTGGAGTAAGTTTATTGAAACGGTTTTAATACTTCAAGTTAACCCAAATAAAACATTTAAAGTTAGGTTAACCATTACTTATTCAAGGGAGGAATTAACGCTTGACTGTAATCAAGGGCAAACCCCTGCAACATTTTTAGACTTTACCTTATTGACCAATAATTGCAACATAAATAATACAGCAGTATATTCAAGACCTGCGATTACAAGGTTAAAAGAGGTAACAGGGGAGTTGATTACGAGCGACGAAGTTGATCCATTTGCTCCTCTACCAGTTGACAAGGTTTTACAGGTAAAATTTTATGAATATTTAGGTGTTGATGAATTGGGAAACAGACAGCAATATTTTCGGGCGAGGTTATTTAAAGATGTTTTAAATTCCCTTGTTAACGAATGTAACCTAACGATAGTATCTAATTTTTTTAATATTAACCGGGATAATACAAACCCGGACAATGTTGTATATGAAAGAGCGCAAATAGAGGCGTATAATCTACTTATATGGCAGAAGTCAGACATAAAGCGACCGAATAGTTTTCAAGGCGCTACGATAGGGAATTTGACGTTAAAACAGGCTTTAGAGATTGTTGGAGTATTTAATTGCTCATATAAGGTCGAACCGGGTAATATATTACGCATTGAGCATATTTCATATTTTGAGGGTGAGGAAACGGAGGGCGAAGATATGACAGTAACCTATCCCTCAAGGGTAAACAACCGCAACACTTATTCTTATGATGACAACGAGTTGGTCAAATATGATAAGTTTACATGGATGGACACCGTTCAAGACAGGGATTTTAAGGGCGTAGATATTGAATACCTAAACGATTGCAGCGAGAATACCCGGTCTTATGCTTTTGGCAGGGTAACAACCTCAATAAGCGAAATAATCGAAAACGCTAATAATTTTACAGACGATGGATATGTTTTAGCTTCTGCGGTTTTGATTGATGGGGATTATATCGTTGTTTCAGATAGAGGAAAGATAACTAATGAACCTAAATTAAACGCTCCATTATCTTTAGCCAACCTGCATTATAATTATTGGAGATACGACAGACCGTTTGAAAGCGGTAATATGAATGGAGAGGAAACACAATTCATCACAACAAAGAAAACCAAACGACAAGGGATTATCAATTTACCTATAAACCCGGATGACTTTTTCAGTTATAATTTTAGAAATTTGATCAAAACAGGATTAGGTTGGGGAATGCCGAGCAATATCACTTATTCCGCATCGTCTTGTTTAGCGTCATTTAATATATTGCATAATGATTAATCGAATAAACGCTTCGTCTATATTGCCGTTTTATACTAACCAAAACCAACAATACGCAAAGTATTATTGGAACGCAGGGTATTTGATTCCGGTGCATAGACGAACACTTATACCTTTTCAGATTAGAGTTAATGGAACAGTAACGGCAGTAACTGAATTTAAACTATTGCCTATTGCCGGGAATGCTATTACCCTAAACAATAATTTGATTACACTAACAACCGAAAGCGGAACTACCTATGTTACTTATAATGGAGGCGATACTGGGGCGGATCACCCATGCGGAAATTATACAATCAAAGTTCAATTAGATAGTAGCACTAACCTTTACAGCGATATAGTAAGGTTGTATAACTTCACCAACGATGTTGATTTTGAGAGATGGTGGAAACTAACCTACAAGCCAAGTTTTAATGTTTTGCATGGTATGAGATTTGGGAATGTATTTACCCCTCATTTATATTTGGAGGGTTGGGTAGATTACCCGGAAATAGAAAGAGAGGAATTGATTGACGTTGATCAGACCGGACAGCAAGTTTTATCGTCTGCATTCACTAAAGAAAGACAGGTTTTAGTAACACAAGCATTGCCAAACCAATTACGCTATCCTTTATCATTATTGAGGGAGTTATCGACTGGATTGGCGACAATAAGTAATTTAAAAAATACAGATTTAGTTTTCAATATATCAGAGCCGGTATTTGTTTTCTCAAATGCTAACAATCAGTATTACACTTCGGGGAGATTATTATTTACAGCACAGCGAGATTTTGTCAATGCTTGTGGTGTTGATTTGAGCGGATATGTTGCATTCGGTGAGATTGAGGACGGTAGTATTGTTTTCGGGGAGGAAGTAGATGGAGGCGTAATCTTTGGATATTTACAATAATGACAGCGGAAGAATTTGACAGACAGCTGGAAGAATCAATTAACTTGTTAAGGCAAAACAGGAGAGATGAAGTATTGCGTATATCAAGTGATTTAAAGGCTTTGGTTCAATTAAGAATACAAACAAGCGGTGAAAGCCCGACTGGGGGTGCATTTGCGCCATATACGTCTAAATATGCTAAATACGGACGTAGAAAATTAGGGTATCAAGACCAATACTTTGACTTTACCCGGACAGGACAGGCATTTGCCAATATTAGACCGATTGTAACAGAGGACACAGATGACAGCACAACGGTAACGGTCAGCGGTGTAAATCAAGACACTAACGACAAACTACGAGGACAAGTAAGAAAGAGGGGAAACATATTAACGCCGAATAATGAGGAATTGGATATTGTCAGAGAAGCAAACAGGCGTAGGATTCAAAAATACATACCATGAAATCAATTATTGCAACGAGTATAAGGGATGCACTTATAGGAATTGACTGGCTTGATCCGGAGGTTAAGTCAAGGGCAGCCGGGTTGGTTATTAAGACTACTAAACAGGTGAAACAAGGCGATGGCTTCATTAATGTAACATTTCCAATAACCAACGATTTAGATGGGAAGAAATGCTATGAAACCGGAGATTATTACGCTATGCTTCCAAATGCTAATTATGCAAGTGTGATGTATATTGAAGCACCGAACCCTTTGACTTTTCAGTATGATGAACAAAGGCGTCAAGTGGTGTATTCAGATAGCATGAGATTGGTTATTTGGGGAAATATGAAAAAGGTTGGTAGTAATGACTTGAACGCAGTTGATAGGATTATATATCAAATCACTAAAACACTAACAGCAACACCGGGAAACAGGGGCATCGATAGTGGTTGTATTGAAGTAACGGACACAAGAATAACAGGCGGTAAAATAGATATACTAATAAATGGCATTGAGGTTAACAATCCGGCAATATTTAGTGAGTATTCATGGGTGGATAAAACACAGGCGTTCACTTATCCCTATCAATATGCGAGGATCACGATGCAAACGTATTTGAGAATGGGGTTAAATTGTTTAGAGGATTTAGAATTAGCAGAAAATGAGTTATGTTAAAATGAGGCAATTTGTTTGTTTTGAGTGTGGGTATGAAGAATTACACTATTCACCGCAGCCTTATATTGTTTGCCCGGAATGTTTTGAACCAAACGCAATAAATGATGAAATTATTGATGACGAATTACGAATTGATATGGATGAGTTATATGATGGCGAGTGAATTAGCAATAGGTTTTATTTTCGGCTTATGGGGAGCGTTATTTACCAAAGTGCTTACCTATGATGACGAGATCTTTGGGTTTATTCCAAGATTCTTTGTTTGGGTAAAAGGCGACTATGAATTAAGGTGGTGGGAAAAACCTATTTATGTTTGTCCTTATTGTGTAGCTGGTTGGCATTTAATTGCCTATTGGCTTATCTTTGTTAAACTTTCAATACCAATTTTAGCAATTATAACGGCGATGTCTATCGCTTATTTTTTACGCAAATGAAGCAATTACCAAGAAAAGAAAATGGCGATTACGCAAGGGAGTTTAAAGCCAACGGCAATAAATACATTATTCGTTCAGCAGATGAGGGGATAGGTATTTTGCGCTGGTCTAAATTACAGTTAATGAGTTCTGTATTAGGTTATGGAGCGGATTTGGCTAAATTAGAACAAGGCTTTAGTAGATTGAGTGATATGTTTAATGGATTCGTAAAAGGAACGAATACTATTTTTGAAATAGCGACGCATATCAATGAGATGCGAGGTGGAGCGGTTGAGGATTCAAGGCGTATGTATAATTATGCGTTTTGGACAGCTTGTTTATTTATTGTCAAAGAGGGTGAGGATATGAGTAAATTTGTAGAGGAAGAACAAGAAGCAAAGATAGACGACTGGAATAAAGAGGGTATTAATGAAAAGGATATATTGGAATTAACAAAAAAAAAATTGATGGAATACATAACCGCTTAAAATCTTTACTGACTGGTGGCGACGATGGGGCAAAGGTTATAGGCAGGGCGATATTAAGGGGTAATTCAATATATCTGTTAAAGTTAGAATTAGAGATGCAAGTAAACGAAATGATTGAATTTATAATGGGTGTTCTACCGTACCAAAAGAATGACTTATTGTTATTGCCGGAAGATCAGTTCTTTATGACTATCGACCGGGCAAAGGTAGCGTATGAACGCCAAAATAAGGCGAAAAATGGCTGACGTAGAATTTAAACTAAAGTTTGACGATTCCGAGTTGTTACAAGGTATGCAACGAGTGAAAACGTCAAATGATGAAATAAAGAGAGGTATTGATGACATAACAAAGTCAACACAGGAAATGGGTAAGGCTGGGGCAGAAGCAGCTGAGAAGAATGAGGAGGGCTTACAAAAATCAATCGAGTTAGGATCTGAAATAAAAAAAGGTTTATTAGATGCGTTACAACAATATGGTTTGATCAATGCCCAACAAAAGAAATTTATAAATGATTCTTTAGAGGGTTTTAAAAAAATAAAAAACCCATTAACTTCTTTAAAAGATTCCTATAAAAATTTAGGTAGCGCAGTCGGTAATTTTGGCAAAAGTTTAACAGGATTAGCAAAAGGAACGTCAAATTTAGTAGGGGTATTTAGATCTGCTGGGTTAGCAGCGAGAGCATTTGGATTAGCATTAGTATCAACCGGAGTAGGGGCAATAGTAGTAGCATTAGGATTATTAGTAACATATTTAATAAAGTCAGGCAAAGCTGCCGAAGTTGTAAGTAAAGTAATGAGAGCGATTGGCGCTACCGTTGAGGTTGTTGTTGAAAGGATTACTAAATTAGGTGAAGCGGTTTTTAAGGTCTTAAAAGGTGATTTTAAGGGCGCAGCAGATACCGCAGCACAAGCAGTAAAAGGCATTGGTGATGAAATTACTGACACTATTAAGAAAGCAGAATATTTACAGATAGCAATAGATAATTTAGAAAAAGCATCAAGGGCATGGAAGTTAACGAGTGCAGAATTAGAGGCTCAAATTGATGACTTAATGACTATTGCTAATGATGGATCTAAAACCTATGCAGAACGATTACAAGCGATAACAGAAGCCCAAAAGGTTTCCGGGCAATTAAATAAAGGTAACCTAAAATTGCTATATGAGGAATTAGCTATTGTTCAAGAAAATTTAGAGAATAATGAAAAAGATAAAGACTTATTAGATCAACAAGCTGAAATAATATTAGCCATATTCAATGAGGAAAGGAAAGGTTATAAAGACATTAATAAACTAAAAGAGGATGGCGTTAAAATCAATGAAGATAGAATTAAAAAAATAGAAGAGGAGGGAAAGAAAGTCAAAGAATTAAAAGACGCTTATGAAAAGTTGATCGAGAAATTTAATGAGCAAGTTCAAAAAGCGGAATTAGATTTGATTACTGATCCTCTAAAAAAGGCACGAAGAGAAATGGAATTAGTTATAGCTGAAATTGACTTAATGGAAGCGACTATTCGTAAAAGTGCTATGGCAACCGGACAGGCGTTGCCGGAGGGGTTTGAAGCTGGTATAAAAAGTTTAAAAGAATCAGCATCTCAAGAATTTAAAAATTTAGTCAAAGATTCACTACCAACAGAAAAGGAAAACAAAGATATAGCAAAACAGGTATTCTCTGCCTTAACAGGGAAAGACGCAGATCAAGCAAGGGAAACCGCTTATAATATTGCTATTACAGATACAAGAACAAAACTTCAAAAATTGGTTCTTGATGCACAAGCTACATTATTTGATGGTTTTAAGAAAACATTTAATTTAAGTTCAGAAGAGGCAAAAATAGCTTTAGGGTTTTTAGAGCAATACGGACAACAAACATTGTCCTCAATAATTGAGATAGCATCTGCTAATTTCCAACGTGCTTTGGGAAGAATAGATGCACAAATTAATTCCTCAAAAGAAAATATTCAAACATTAAACAGTCAGTTGGAAGAGGAACGCAGAAAACAGGAGCAAGGATATGCTAATGATGTTGGTTTATTGGAAAAAAAATTACAAGAAGAACAAAGGATATTAACAAAGGCGCAAAATGAAAAATTAGCTTTACAGAAAAAAAATGCAAGGCAACAATTAATTGTAGACGCTGCACTACAAGCAAGTCAGACAACACTTGCAGTTGTTAACTTAATACGGTCTGGGGCATCAAATGGTTTGATCGGTTTATTCGCAGCTGCGTCCGGGATTGCTTTATTATTTTCCTTAATAGCTAAATCAAAAGCACAGGCAGCATCACTTCAAGACATTCCTAAATTTAGAGAGGGAACGGAATATCTTACAGGTAAAAGTCATGAGCAAGGTGGGGTATTAATTGAAGCAGAGGGAGGGGAAAGAATATTGTCTAAAAAGCTAAATGCAAAACTCAAAATGAGCAATGAGCAGTTAGTGAATTACGCTTTGATCGGGGAGAAAATGATAAAAGGTTTCGGAGCAATGGCTAATGAGAGAAAAGCAGACTTATTCCGCTATGAGCAATCTAATGCCTTATATACAGCTAATATGATCAAAGATTCAATTTATGGCGCAATGAATGAGAATAGCGACAGATTGATTGATTACTGGAAAACTCGTCCGGTGGTTATCCCTACACCAACCGGAACGATTGCGGAAAGTTATGAGGGATCGACTAAAGTGAGAAAAAAATATCGCATGATTTAATTTTTTTAGTGGGAATAGTGAATAATTAAAAAATAGTTTTTATATTTACATAAATTATTAACCACTAAAATTAAGAGCATGAAAACATTAACTTATCAAACAGCTTTAAAACAGATCAAAGAGGGTAAAATCGAATGTATTACAGACCTCAAAATTGGATTTGTTGAGATTCGCAGACATACAGGCAAAAGAGAAATAATCAATATTGTTGAAACCAATAAGGGTTATATCTTAACTTATAAAACACATTAATTAACCACTAAAATTTTTAATCATGGCAACAAGGTCAAGTTATCTAATTACAGAAAACAGAAACGGTAAAAAACTAAAGATCGCTAATGTTTATTTTCATTACGACGGCTACCCGGAGGGGCATCCTGCAGAAGTATGTGAATGGTTGTCCCAGTCATTTATTACAAATGGCTATGGGAAACAAAATAATAACATATTTAACGGTGCTGGTTGTTTAGCTGCGCAATTTGTGGCTAAATTTAAAGAAACAACCGGGAATGTTTATTTGTATGGTATAGAGGATTATGGCAAGGCAGGAGAGGAATATCTGTATGAGATTTATATTGATGGGGGTAAAATAGAGTTTATCGCAAAGAGGATAATTTGGGATTCATTTATAAATAAATACGATGGGTTTTGTGAAATCTTTAGAGGAAGCACAAAAGACTTTGCAGCTAAATATTACAAACCGGAAGAAGTTAATTAATCCAACAAAAGAGTGTAAGTAGTTTTTTCATGCTTTGATGTTTGAGCGCCTTGATTATAAACGTATAATTAGGGCGTTCTTTTTGCATTTACATTTTGTAATTGACATAAGATATTAGTATTTGTAATTTTACATTGAAAAATTGCACTTATGACAATAGATCAGTTTATTAAAGAAAATGAAACCGCATTAAAGCAAAAAGGGGCGGTTGTATTAGAGCATAAAGGATTTGCTAAAAAGACAAGGTTTGGGGAGCAGGTTTTAGTAAATCAAAGATTTGATGCAGATGGAGATCCTCTGAAAAGGGTATTTGTAAAAAGAATGGTTAATGGCAAGTATGTATTGCCTTATGAATATGCCGAAGCTGGTTGGGTTGAGTATAAACAGCCAGTTATAGTAAAGAAAAAAGATAACATAATCGAATAACAATGAAACAGTTTATTCCAATTAATAAGAAAACAAAACAAGAATACCCGGCTATTGACGCAACGGATAAAAAAGACGCTGCGCTAAAATGGAATACGGTATTTGAGGGTTTTACTGGTAAGTATGATTTTAAAGAAGTTATTAGTGTTGTGCCTAAACCGGAAAGGGCAGTAAATATTCCGGTCAAGAAAGAAGAAAATTAAATTTATGGAATTAGAGAATGTAATCATTGAGTTCGCCAAACTCGCAAACATGGCAGAAAATGAGGTCAATGACCTGTATGTAGTTGAAAAGGATGAGGATGGAAATGAAGTAAGGAAATTAGCAGATGTTAATG